CGACCTATGTCACACCGGATGCGGCGGGCGTATCGTTCCGCAACTCCGGTCGGCAGGTCGTCCACATCAAGAACGGCTCGGCGTCGTCGATCACGATCACCGAGAAGATCGGCCGGACCGTCCAGGGCCAGGCCGTGACCGCGCCCACCGCGACGATCGCGGCCGGGGCAGAGAAGTTCTTCGGCCCGTACCCGGACGACTACGAGCAGCCGGACGGCACCGAGAACGTCTACCTGGACATCTCGGCCGTCACCACGGTCACCGTGGCGTGCCTGTCGCTGTGACCTCCGGGTCGGGAAGGAGGCGCACCCGATGAGGATCTACGCCACCGTCGAGGAGTTCGCGGACTTCCTCGACCCGGACCCGGTCCCCGCGAACGCGGCGCGCCTCCTGAAGAACGCGTCGCGGCGGCTCGACCTGCTGCTCCTCGGCGCCCGCTACGACACGGACACCGACGGCATGCCGACCGCCGCAGGCGTGGTGGACCTGTTCCGGGAGGGCGTGTGCCTCCAGGCGCAGTACATCGCTGACCTGGGTGACGAGACCGGAGCCAACGCCAACATCAGCACCCAAACGGTCGGCAGCGTCACCGTCACCCGGGCACTGTCCCTCGTCGGCGACGGCACGCCCCGCGACTCGCCGGAGCTGCTCGACCTGCTCCGGACATCGGGACTCGTGCCCGCCTACCCGTCAACCGCCTGCAATTGGTAGCCGATGCTTCCCTTCGCCACGGACACCGTCACGGTCGTCCACGCCAACCTGGTCGCGGACGCGTACAACAACCTCGCCCCGGACTGGCCGAACGCGACCCGCACCGCGGTGCGCGCTGTGGTCGACGGTGCGACGACCTCCGAGTCCACCGACGGCCGGGATCAGACGACGACCGTGTACCGCTGCTACCTGCCGCCGGGCACCGCGATCACCGCGCAGGACCGCATGGAGGTCCGCGGGATGGTCCTGGAGGTCGACGGCGAACCGGTCCCGAGAACAGGGCCCACACCGGCCCTGGCACACATCGAGGTCGCGGGGAGGCTGGTGTCGGGATGAGCCTGGTCAACATTCAGGTCGACGAGGCCGCGCTGTCCGCGCTGCTCACCACCCCCGAGGTCCGGGACGACATGCGCGCCCGCGGGCGCCGCGTCGTGCAGGCCGCCAAGGACACCGCACCGGTGGACACCGGCGAGTACCGGGACTCCATCCACCTGGAGGACGGCCCCGGCGACGGTGAAGTCCTCATCGTGGCCAGCGCCGACCACTCGATCTACGTCGAGCACGGCACCGGAGTGCCCGGCCACCCAGCCCACCACACCCTTGCGACCGCTCTCGACGCGGCAGGAGACGCCTGATGCAGCGCTTTCGACTTGCCTTCTGGATGACGGACCCGCCCGGTGCACCGGGTGACGTGGTGGAGGTGCCCGACGACCGGGTGGACGAGCTCGTGAGAGCGGGCATCGGCCGGCCGGAGGACAGCGCCCCGCCCCCTGATGACCCCGCGGTGGGCGTCCCCGACGAGGAGCTGGCCGCGCCTCCTGCCGGCCGGGGGAAGTCGGCGAAGGCCACCACCAAGACCGACTGATCGACTGACTGGCTGAGGGGGCACGCTGTGGCGCTCCCCGACATCGAGGCCCTCCTCGTCCAGTACCTGACCGACGCCGTGAACGGCCTGTACGTGTGCACCACGCGGCCGCCCGCGGGTGAGTTCATCGGCCGGCTGCCGCTGGCGCAGATCACCCGCGTCGGCGGACCCCGCACGATCCCCACGTGGAACGGCCGGTACACCGCAGAGGACGCCCGGGTCAGCGTGGATGTCTTCGCCGGCTCCCGCGCAGGCGCCAACGCCGCTGTCGGGGCGGTCCGGTTGGCGCTGGAAGACCTCAAGGGCGTGGTGACGCCGCAGGGGACTGTCTCCCGGACGTGGGAGGAGACCGGTCCTACCGCCCGGCCCGAAGAGCCGAATACGGCTGTCGTCCGCACCGGGTGGATCGCGGGTCTGACGGTCCGCTACTCCGCCTGACCACTTCGCCCGGCTGCCGGGCTCCATCCGGCCCCGCGTGGGCCAACACCTGAGGAGTACAACCATGGCCATTGAGCCTGTGATGCTCGGTGTGGGCGGATTCGCGTACATCGCGGCCGTCGGCGCCACCGCCCCTGTCGACCCGTTCGCCTCCTGGGGCGCCGGGTGGACCAACCTCGGCGACGTATCGGATGACGGTCTCGCCGAGGCGCTCGGCGAGGACCGGACCCAGGTCATGAAGTGGGGGTCGAACACCCCGGTCCGCAGCCAGGTCAAGCAGCGCACCAGCACCTACAAGGCAACCCTGATCAACATCACCGCGCAGGCGCTCGGCCTGTACTACTCGGTGCCCATCGCGGACATGACGTCCTCGGGCAGCGGGGACACGCAGTTCATCTCCTTCAGCGACCCGAGCACCACCGACCCGTACGAGGTCGCGCTCGGTTTCGATGTCCTCGACGGCGACCGGCACTGCCGCTTCGTGATCGCCCGAGCGGAGGCCACCGCGAAGGGCGACCTCACGTACAAGGCCGACGTCCCCGTGGGCTTCGACCTGACGTTCACGGCGCTCACCGCACCCAACGGCGCGACGGCGATCCAGCGGATGTACGGAGCCGTGGCTCTTCCGGCCTGATCCGCCCCCTGATCGGCGGCCGGGGAGTACGTGGGTCCTCTCCGGCCGCTCAGCACGTCTTCATCCGATCCACGAGCCCCACAAGACCCACGAGGAGACCCATGTCCAAGACCGGAGCACCCCGCAAGGCGTTCAACCTCAACGCCCTGCGCGCCCAGCAGGCCGACGCCCGCGGCGACAAGTACGTGGAGTTCGAGATCACCCCCGACGGCTCCGCGGACGTCCTGACCTTCCGCTTCCTGCGCCGCACCTGGTGGCCGGTGAAGTTCCTCCTGGCCATCGACGACCTCGACGGCGACGTCGCCATCCTCCGTGAGCTGATGGGCGAGGAGCAGTTCGACCGGCTCATCGAGGCCGGGCTGGACTTCAGCGACATGAAGGCGATCTTCAAGGAGGTCATGGGCGTCGATGCCGACGCGGACGACGACGAGGGTGCGAGCCTGGGGGAATCCTCTGGCTCCTCGGAGTCCTGACCGAGCACCCCCGCAAGGTCCACGCCGACATCGCCCGGTACTACCCCGGCAGGTCCCTCAACGAGTTCCACGCCAACGAGTGGGGCGAGGGAACCATGTCGTGGCTGGAGCTGCTGTCGTTCGTCGAGGCGCTCCCCGAGGACTCTGCGACCAAAGCCGCCCTGGCCGGCGACACCGAGGGCCGCCGCTGGACGCAGGCGGACTGGCTGGCCGCCTACCAGGCCAACCTCCTCCAGATCCTCATCCGCATCCAGTGGGCCGGTCACGGCATCAAGGGCGCCCCGAACCTCCACGCGGTCGATGTGCCCGTCCTGGAGCGCCCACCCAGCGCTGAGGACACCCTCCGGGACCAGAAGCGGCAGCAGCTCCTCGTCCAGCTGTCCAAGAAGGGCCCCAGGCAGGGCCCGGCCGGCCGGGACGACCTGGCGGCGCTCGACGCCTCCCTCAAGGCCCGCAGGGGCTCCGTGAACTCGTGACGAGGGGGTCAAGCCGGTGCCCACGACCGTCGGTTCGGCTCAGGTCCGGCTTGCCCCCTCGCTCACCGGGTTCGCGCAGCGGCTGCGGGCCGAGCTGGCCACGGTCAGCTCGGGCCTGAGCGATCTCGACGTCCCCATCTCGCCGAAGACCAACATGGCGGCCTACAACAGGGTCGTACGGGACCTCGACAAGCTCACCAAGGCGCGGACCGTACCGATCTTCGCGTCCGTCGACACCCGGGTCGCCGCCGACGAGCTGGCCGCGCTCACCCGCAACCGCACCTCGACCGTCCGGGTCGACGCCGACACCCGGGTAGCGGCCGAGGAGATCGACCTCCTCACCCGCGAGCGCACCGTCACCATCCACACCCACACCGTCGGCGGCACAGGTGGCGGCTCAGGCCCCGTGGGAGCCGCCGGGGCAGGCGCGGACATCATGGGGACGCTCATCTCCCTGGCACCCGCCCTCGCCCCCATTGCGGCGTACCTGACGTCCATCGCGGTCGCCGGCGGCGCTGCTCTGGTGTCCGTCGGGGCGTTCGGCGCCGCGGTGAAGCCGCAGCTCGCCATGTTCACCGACCTGGCGGCGGCACAGGACAAGGCCAGCGCGGCCGTCAAGAAGTACGGGGCGTCGTCCAAGGAGGCGTTCCAGGCTCAGGACGCCGTCGTTGCGATCCTCGACGCCATGCCGGAGCAGACCCGGCGCGCCGCGGTAGCGTTCACGATCCTCAAGGACGACTTCAAGCAGTGGTCGAACTCCATGTCGGAGTTCACGATGGTCCCGGTCACCCAGGGCCTGGCGGTCGTCGACAAGATCCTCCCGCACCTGTCGCCGCTGGTGAAGGACACCTCCAACCAGCTGTCCCGGCTGACGACCATCGCCGGTGGCGCGGTCAACACGCCCGGCTTCGACACGATGATGGGCAAGTTCAGCACGTTCTCCGCGAAGGTCCTCAAGGAGATCGTCGACGAGACCGTCCACTTCTCCCGGATCCTCAGCGAGGGCAAGGCCAGCGGGCCCGCCACCGAGTTCATGGCGTACGCCAAGGAGAACGGCCCCGAGGTCAAGAAGACCCTCACCGACATCGCCACCGCCGTCCTGCACGTCGTCAAGGGTGTGTCCCAGGCCGGCCCCAGCATGCTCACGCTGGTCGACGCCGCCGCGCGCCTGGTGTCCGCACTGCCTCCGGAGTTCATCGGCCGCGCCCTGCAGCTCTACACCACCTTCAAGCTGTACAAGCTCGCCAGTTCCGGTGTCACCGCGCTGGGGGGCAGCCTGCGGACCGTAGCGACCCGCCTGACCGCCGTCCGCGCCGCCTCCACAGCGGCCGGCGGCGGCCTCACCGGTGTGCGCACAGCCATCGCCGGCCTGTCGACGGGGGCGAAGATCGGCGGGGCGCTGCTGGCCGTCACCGCCGTGGTGCTGGTACTCAACAAGCTGAGCAGCTCCAGCAAGAAGGCTCCCGACGTCGACCGGATGACGACCGCCATCGGCAACCTGGGCCGCACCGGGAAGGTCACCGGCGAGGCGGCGCGGTCCTTCGGCAAGGACCTGTCGGGCCTGAACGAGTCCATCGACCGCCTCAACGGCGGCGGCAGCAAGATGGACCACTTCAACGACGCGATGAACAAGGTGTTCTCGCTGGGCATGGCCAAGTCCAACAGTGCGAAGGCCGCGTCCAAGGACCTCGACGCCGTCGACAAGTCCCTGGCCAACCTGGTGTCCGGCGGCAAGGCAGACCTCGCCGCTGAGGCCGTCAAGCGGCTCACTGCCAGCTACGCCAAGACCGGCAAGCCGACGTCGGACCTCACGTCCAAGCTCGACGACTACAAGAGCGCCTTGGCCGACGCCAAGTTCGAGTCGGATTTGACCGCGGACTCGATGGGCCTGTTCGGCAACCAGGCGCAGCGGGTCCAGGCGCAGCTCGACGGGCAGAAGAAGTCAGCGGACGGTCTGCGCCAGTCGATCCAGGCCCTCAACGACGTCAACCGGGCCGCGATCAGTGCCCAGTCGGACTTCGAGCAGGCCATCGACGACGCGAAGAAGGCGGTCGACAAGCACCACCACGCCCTGTCGATGACCAACGGCGAGCTGAACCTCAGCAGCCAGGCCGCACGCGACGCCTACCAGCCGCTGTCCGACCTCGCGGCGAAGACGGACGCCGCGACGGCCGCCGCCCTGGACCAGGGCAAGTCCTGGACGGACGTCAAGGGGACGTACGACCGGGGCCGCTCCTCCCTGATCAAGACCGCCCACCAGATGGGTCTGACCACCAGCGAGGCCAAGACCCTCGCCAACCAGATCCTGCGCACCCCCAACAAGACCGCGTACCTCAAAGGCAACATCGACAACCTCAAGGCGCAAGTCGCCAAGGCGCAGTCGAGCCTCAAGGGTGTCCCGCCGTCGAAGCAGGTGGCGATCAGGGGCAACATCGCGCAGCTCAACAACGAGATCAATGACGCCCAAGCCAAGATCAACAGCTTGCACGGGAAGACCGTCACCATCCGCACGACGTACACCTCCACCGGCAACGT